ACACCTTATCGACATCTGTTCAAACTAAGACGATGGAAAAAATCACTACTCAAACTAAAGATGGTCAGTGGCTCAATACCAATATTGATGTGAAATATCGTGTCAATAAGGAAAAGGCTATGACGGTCTTCTCTAATTACACAGATTTAGAAAACGTGAATAATAGTGTAGTATCTCCTGCTGTTCAGCGTGCTATTGAATCTGTAACAGGAAATTACGATATTTACGATATCCTCGGTAATAAGCGTACAGAAGTTTATGAAATGATTGATAAAGCTCTCAAAGAAAAATTTGAGTCTTATGATTTGGAGTTTGTATCCTTTACCATCACAGACCAAGACGCAGGCGATGAGATTGAAGCAGCAATCAAAAATGAATCGGTCAAACAAAAGGAAATAGATACAGCTAAACAGGAACAGGAAAAAGCTAAGGTTGAAGCCGATACCAAGAAAGTTCAAGCTCAAGCCGAAGCAGACGCAGGTATCATCAAAGCAGAAGGTGAGGCCAAGGCTAACAAAGCTAAGTCAGATTCAATCA